CACCACATGATGACAAGTTATGGGCCAAGGTGTATAAATACCTTGAAGTTCTTGCACTTGCCGTTGGTAAAGCAAAGGACAAAAATCCATTACTTGACAAGTAATTAAATTGAGGATAAATTATGGACTTTTTGATATTTTTAGGAGTTGTTGCAGTTATAACCTTCTTCGTATGGAAAGGGAATAAAGATAGAGGAACCACATCGACAAGTTCTTCAACTACTGCAAAAGTGTCTGTAGACCGAAATGAAGATTCAGTAGTTTCTAAAGCTGAGCTGAAGAAACTTACTAAAGTTCAATTGGTACAACTTGCAGAAAAAAAATCTATTTCAGTGAAGAAGTCAGGTTCAAAAGCTGACTTGATCAACGAGATACACTCTCAACTCAAATAAACCTTTTCAAGGTGCTAAAAGGGGAACAGTGTTCCCCTTTTTTTTATAAATAACAGTATGGAATTTGTTTTTGAATTGATAACTGAATTGGGATTTCCTATTGCAATAGCATTAGTAATGGGGTTCTTTATATTCACTATCATCAAACAAATTCTACAAGGTATAGTTGACAACATAAAGACACTTACCATGTTCTGTAAGTCACTAGAGAATCGTGCAAGAACGATGTCAAACGAAATGATAAAGATTGACATGTTGGTATCGTCTGCATTGGAACTCAGACCTGATATCGAAAGAGTTGCTCGTGCAGAGAACTTTATCGAAGACGGTAAACTAGATGTGAGGAGAGATTGATGGAAGAACTAGACATCATAGCTCTGATCTCACAATATGGATTTCCAATTGTTATGGCAGTTGGTCTAGGATACTTTATATACTATGTGTGGTGGTTCATTGGTGAACACATAGAGCCCGAAATTGAAAATATGCATTTTGCATTGATAAGAGTAATAGATCAAACAAGAATGTTAGACCAAGATCTTATTAGACTACAACAAAAAGTAAATGTAGTTCTTGAGTATAGAGAAAACGAAAAAAAGGGCAATATAAAAACCAATGAGGAAAAACTTAGAAGTTAGTATTTTATTACTATTATCAGGGGTGCTTCATGCATCACCTATTGTACACGATTTCAAAAATCCAAGTTTTAGTGGAGTAGGAACAGGTGCTCACTATCTTACAATCGAGAACCAAGAGTTTTCTCGGAAGAAATCAATTGAAGATGCTCTTGAGTCTGCAAGAAAAGCTGCTGAAAGAGAAGCCGAGAACACAACCCTTTCAAAATTTATACGAAACTTAGAGAGTAGAATCTACGCTCAGTTTGCAAAACAACTTGTAGAGTCAATGTTTGCAAATGATAATCCTGCTGGGTTTGGTTCATTTGTTTTAGAAGGTAACACCGTTACATGGGAAGTTATAACAGATGAAAGTGGTACAGAATTTATTCGTCTGATTGTTGTTGCAGAAGATGGAACATCTACAGAGATAACAATTCCAGTAGGAACAGGAAACTTCCAACAAGATCCTGACGGTACAGGATAATGATTCGAGTTTTACTTGCACTTACACTACTTATTAGTGGTTGTGCATCTATCCCAAGATTTAGTAATGATCCTCAGGAATGTAATCCAGCAACATGGGGGCCTGAATATAATCACGATCTATACAACTATGCACTTGCAGCTGGTAGAACATTTGAAAGAGCTATGCCTTTTATTTGTGTAGAAAATCCTGAGATTGTAAAACTACCATCTTACATAGAATTACTAGAATTACCACCTGCAAAGGAACAACCCATAGTTGCAGTCTATCAATTTTTAGATAAGACTGGACAGAGACAACCTTCCGACACAGTTGCATCATTCTCTACTGCCGTATCACAAGGTGGTGTTGAGATGGTTATAGATGCACTCAAAACAGCAGGTCAAGGAAAATGGTTTAGGGTCGTAGAAAGAAACGGAATTGATAATCTTATTAGAGAAAGACAGATCATCCGTTCTGCAAGACAAGAGTATGCAGATTCTACAGGTACAGACCCACAAGGAATTCAACCCATGCTATTCGCAGGAATGATAATAGAGGGTGGAATAATTGGTTATGATGCCAATGTGCAAACAGGTGGACGAGGCGCAAGGACACTTGGTATTGGCATGGCGAGACAGTATCGACAGGATGTTGTCACTGTCAGTATGAGAGCCGTTTCGGTTCTAACTGGTGAAGTTTTACTCAATGTTCAAACTCGTAAAACCATATTGAGTTATGGTGGTGGGGGAGACATCTTTAGATTTATTGAAGATGGAACACAACTCATAGAGTTTGAGGACGGAGTAGGAAACAATGAGTCAGTGACTTTTGCAGTACGAACAGCAATTGAGGCTGCCGTGCTGGGTTTAATACACCAAGGCCACGAAAGAGGTTTTTGGGAAATAGAGGGTAACGAAAATGAAGAAACTAATTAGTTTATTTTTACTTATGTCGACATCATTCGTTTTCGCACAGGCCACTGATGACAACGAAATTAAGATCACACAAACAGGTGATACTCTAAAACTATACATCGATCAAATCGGTTTTGGAAACAAAGTCGGTGGAGACGATGCAAGTAGTGGAACTTTAAGTTCAATGTCAATAACTGGTGCAACACTTGATTTCAACTTAGATTTCACTGGAGACCAAAACATTTTATTTGGGCCAGTTGTTGCAGACAGTTCATATTACATAATCGATATTACAGGAGACTCTAACGAGATAGACTGGAACATCGGATATGTCGGTAGCGCTGATAGTTCAAACATAAACTTTGATATCACAGGTGATTCAAACACCTTTGATTTAGATCAAGGCTATGTGGCTAGTGCTGAAAGACTTGATGCCGACCTTATATTATTAGGAAGTTCTAATGTCTTTGACATAGACTGGGAAAGTGATGACATCGTTTGGAACTTTGATGTTACTGGTGCATCCAATAATATCAATACACTCCAAAATGATGGTGCAGGAAGTATAACTTTCACTCTTGATGGAGACAGTGCTGATGTAGATATCACTCAGATATCAGGTACTTGTTCACCATCAAATGCATCTTGTTCATCACCTAATGGTGTAATCGTTTTAGATATTACTTCAGACAATGCAATCATTCAACTCGTTCAAAAAGACAGCGGGACTGATTCTTAGTTTGTTATTTGTCAGTGGGGTTGACGCTCAAGTTGACCCCATTGGTGATATCATAGAGTCTACTGGTATAGGCTCAATCACTCGGAGTAGAGAAGACATTGGAAACAATGTAGGTCTTGACATACTCCTCAGAGACGAAGCAAGAACTGGAAATGGTCGAATGAAAATTCAGTTCTTAGATAATGAAATACTTGACATGACCGAAGGGACTTATGCATACATAGATGAAGCATATTATGACCCTGATCCAAACTTATCACGAATGTCATTACGAATGGTGCAGGGGACAGCACGATTCACTTCAGGTGCAGGATTACGAATAAACAAAGCAAATGTAGAAGTGTCCACACCTACTGCACAAATATCCATAAAAGGAACAGATTTCACAACAAGTATAGATGAGATTGGAAGATCACTTATCATACTTTTACCTGATGCAAATGGTAATGCATCAGGTATTATAGATGTAACTAACAACATGGGAACCATTACACTTGATGAGGCCTATCAAGCAACAATGGTATCATCGTTAGACTCATCACCTACACCACCAGTAACTATAAACGGTATTACTCCTGCAATGATTGATAATATGTTTATCATCAATCCACCTTCAGAGATCCGACAGGCAATCAGAGACCAAGCACAAAATGATTTGAATGATGATGGTGGTATACTTGATGTTGACTTCTTAGAGTTCAACGAACTGGAACAAGATGCACTTGTAGATTCAGAAGGAGATTTAGAGTTCTCAGAGTTAGACATAGACATGTTGGGTGTAGACTTTCTCACTGATCTTTTAGATGTTGTAGAAGAACTCACAAAGACCACAGTAACACTCTCAGATGTTCAGCAGGGTTCAGAGTCAGCTAATGTCAGATTACAGGGTGCAGAAATAGGGTTTAATAAGGATTCACAATACAATATCTTTGTTCAAGACGGAGATTTGTACTTCTATAGGAATGTCAGTGGTGTTATAGAAATTATCATTGTTGGTGATCGATCAGGATTTATTGAGACAAATGTCGAAGGATACGAAGGTCGAATAGGGTTCGGAAGTGGTGATCCAACTGTCGAGATAGTCATTACTCAACAATAAATATATCTAAGGGGGTAATTTTATGGAATTACTATCAAAACTTGTTGATTGGCACAAGGGTAAAACACACCACTTTCAATCAGCACTTAGATTAGATGATTATCACATGATGTGGATATCTTTTATGAAAGGAGTTATTTTAGTATTATTACTTCAATGGATATTTTAGAAAAAACTAAAAAATCATACGACAAGCCACTCTTATGGATAGGGTGGCTTGTTTTACTATCTTATTGTGGTCTTATTTTTGCAGACGACAATGAAATTACTATTTACCAAATCAGTGGAGATAACTTCAATCTCACAATAGATCAATATGGTGCAGACAATGTCGTCAAAATGTATGATGCATATTCTTATGTCAGTGGTGCAAATATGTCATTGCATTTTTATCAAAACAATGATGGTTCAAATCAAAACACAATAGACCTTTGGCATTTAGATGGATCAAATAATAGTATTCGTTGGGGTCAAGGTGGAAAATTAGATGATGCCTCTGATACAACATTCTATTATGATGGAAGTGAAAGTGGTGGTCATTATGCTAACTTTGATATACATGGAAGTAATAATAATGTTGTAGGTTGGCAAGCAAACTCAGGTAATGGTGCTCACACATATAATCAATTAATCTTTAGTAGTTATAATGAT